GTACACGGTGTCGAGCCGTGGATCGGGCTGAGTCGGCTGCGGCGTGGTCAATGTAGGAGCCCCGGTCTGGCTCGCGTAGTTCACGGCCGCGGCGATGGTCACCTCCATGCCGCCGACCAGGATTGACGCCGAGCCGCTGGCCGGGGCGGTGATCAGGAAGTTCTGCGTATTCGACCCGGCGGGCAGCGCTTGGATCCCGAACCCGTCCATCCCGGCGGCCAGTCCGCTGCCGACATAGCGGGTGAAGAGCTCGCGGATCCCGGCCGTCACCAGGTCGTGCAGCAGGTTGATGTCACGGTCGAGCACCGGCACGCCCTGCTCGATGTGCAGCCCGGTGTAGCCCTTCTGCTGGTTAGCCAGCAGGAAGTTGAGCGGCGAGACGGAGTAATCGCTCATCGTCCTCCTTCCGGAGTCTTGTCTGGGCGGGCCGGGGCGTTGTCTGGGCGGGTCATCACGGCGTGATCACCACGGCCCTGGCAGTGACCGGCATGAACTCGGGTAGGACCGCCTGCAGCCGGGAGACGGCGGCCGCGATGGCCGTCGGGTCGCTGGTGCCTGGCGTCACGAACAGGCCGATGGTGCCGCGCGTGATGCGGTCCGCGTCGGTGAGCGCGCCACCCTGGTAGGTGTAGGCCTGAAAGTCCTCGAACGCGCCGCGCAGTGCGAGCTTCGCCGCGTCCGTGGTGCGCACGGTGGTGGTTCCCGCGTACCTGTCGTCCAGCGTCTGCTCGGCGCCGGCCAGCGGGCTCTGGTAGGCCAGGCTCTGGTTGGTCCGGTACGTCAGCAGCGTGCCTGCCGTACTGCCGCTGCCGGTGCCGATGGCGAGCGGTGCCCGCTGGGAATATGGCCCGGGTGCGATGAAGTCCGGCGTGCTCCAGGTGAGCGCCGTCGTATCCAGTTGGGCGTGGCCGATCGACCAGCCGCCACCGCGGGTCGTGGCCCAGAACAGTTCAAGGTTGCCGTTGGCCGCGGGCAGCGGTGCGGGCTCCCGGTCGTGGACGTCGGGGCTGCTCTTGGGCAGGACCTGGACGACCGACCAGTCCGCCACGGTGGGATCGAGTGCCTTCTTGACCCGGCAGGCGATGCTCCACCGGGTCTGGCCGGCGGAGGCGGGGTCATGGCGCGACCAGAACAGCCACAAGGTCCCCGCGGGCGAGGGATTGATCACCGCGATGAGGTCATCGTCGACATCGACCGGCTGCCCGCCGTCCTGCGGCATGGTGCCGTCCGGACTGAGCTGCCAGTTCGTGCCGTCGTTGCGGTTGAACCTAACCTGCCACCGCCCGGCGGCCCATTCACGCCAGAACAGCCAGATCCCGCCGGTTCCGTCGGCGACCACCGCGGGATTGCGCCGCTCGGTCGTGGTATCCCCGTACCATTGGCCGGCGGTCCATGCGCCGCCCGTCCGTGTCTGGTACCAGATCCGCCACTGCCCCGCGGCGGCGTCGTAGCTGTTCCAGAACAGCCACAGCGTGCTGCCAAGCAGGGCGACGGACGGGTACTTGTCGGCGCCGGGCCGGTCCACCACCGGCTCGCTCGGCTGCCACTGTCCGCTTACGAGGCGCTTGGCCCAGATGTCCCAGCCGTGCGGCCGGTAGGTGTGAAACAGGAAAAGCTCGGAGCCGTCCTGGTCGGTCACGTGGCCGGGCCGCCCGTCGTAGGCGAAGTTGACCGACGCCAGTGCGGCGGTGCCCCAGGTGCCGGTCGCGTCGCGGGACACCGCCCACAAGTTGAGCCGCTCCGGCTGGTTGGTCCGGGCGACGTTGTGCATGTACTCCTTGGTCTGCACCGGCCATCCGGTGATCCGGTCGACGGTCGCGTCCAGCGCCGTGATGGTGCCGGTCGTCCGGTAGAGCTGGGGCGCGAACCTGATCTCGTTGCGCTGCGCATCCACCGGCAGCGCGTAGTCGGTGCGCCAGCCGATCCACTGCGCCAGCAGCGGTAGCAGGACACCTTCGAGGGTGTTCACGTCGTGCAGCTCAAGCGCCGCGCGGGCCAGGCTGAAGAACTGGTCGAGCTGGCCGCCGGGTAGATCGAGGTAGCGCTGCAGTACGCCGCGGCTCAGGTCCTGCGGCGCCACCCCGCTACCCGGGGGCGGCAGCTGCTGCGCGTCATAACGCCGGTATATGGACGGCAGCAGCTGGTACATCCGCGCGGCGAAGCCGTACTGACCAGTCGCCATCGCGCTGACGCGATTATGCGGGTCGTCGTCGTACTGCGGCGGGCTGCCGGAGTAGGGGTAAAGCGCGTAGTAGTAGACGGTCTCGGCCCGCAGCCCGCGGTCGGCGGCGGCCGTCGCGCCGGTGGCATCGAGCACAAGAACGCCGTCCTGAGGCCCAGTCGGGTAGGCGCCTTCGCGGCGCACCACCCGGATCCCGGGAAACTGCGCTGGGTCCGGGTTGCTCCAGGTGAGGTCGATCCGGTTCCCGGAAAAATGGGCCAGGGCCGTGATGTCGAGCAGCCGCAAGGTCAGCCACCTCCCGAGCCGGTGATGACCAGGTTCAGCCCGCCGCTGTACGCGGCGTCCGCGGGAATCACTGGGATTTCGTTTGGCATGAGCTGGATTAGCCCGGACGGTGCCACCTGTGGCCCGGTCGGGTCGTCGGCCCGCCGGAATTCAATGATGTTGACGTACGTCACGCCGGGGACTTCCTGTATCTGCTCGTAGTACTTGCTGAGGTAGATCGTCTGGCCGAAGTCCACCTGATCGAAGCTCAGCATCGCCGCCGCCACCGCTAGGACGGCCGCGCTGACGTCGGACGGCATGTAGTAGCTCTGGACCGCGATCTGCGCCGTGACCAGGATCGGGATGTAATCCACGTCCTGGACCTCGATCACCTGGCTGAGCATCCGCTTGTCTTCCAAGTAGGCCTTCAGGCCCGCCTCGAGAACGTCGCTGACCTTGCCCCCGCCAGCGGGGGCGACCTGCAGGGTGACCTGATTCCAGCCGCCCGCCACGGCTCGCACCTTGCCAACACCCTGGAAGCTCAGGGCGAGCGCCTCGTAGTCGTCCCCGGTGACTGCCCTGCGCAGCGACCGGAAAACGGCCGGGGCCTGCTGGACGGCGTGCGGGATGCTCTCCCGGTCCGCGCCCCCGGTGGCGGCGGCGGGGTTGGTGATGGTGGCGCCGAGCAGCGCCAGTTGCGGAGCGCCGACGATGGTCTGGATCGCCCCGGCCGGGACGTTGCCGGCCGCGCCCCCGCCGGCGCGGTAGGTGGCGGCGATCTGGCTCCCGCTGGGCGGGGCCGCGCCGAAGTTGCCGTCACCGAAGACGACGGTCGCCTGGTCGTTCTCGTCGATCTCGATGGCGAAATCAAACTGCCCGCCCTGGCTGAACGCCAGCGTGTCACGCAGGGTCCAGCCCTGGACGGTCGAGCCGAAGGTAGTGGTGAGCAGCACGTCAGCGCTTGACACGGCCGATCCTGGTGGCCGCACTATCAGGCGGGGGTGGGCCAGCGGGTAGCGCTGGTTGGCCGACCCATCGCCGGTCCCGATGATTTCGGCCTGGTAGAGCCTGCCCTCCTCGACCGGGACACCGCTTTGCGCGTCGCCGAACGTCTTTTTCCCGGTCACGGGATCGGCCGTGATGGAGCTGAAATCGATGACAAGCGGAGTAGCGCTGGTGTACTCGAACCGGAGGCTTGGCAGGGTCTTGCTGCTCGCGGTCGCGAAGGCGTCACCCTGGCTGATGGTGACCGTGCCGGTCACGTTTCCCGGGACGGTCAGGTTGAGGCTGGCGGCTGCTGGGGCGGCCGTGCCGAGCTGGTAGCCGATCAGCCGCAGGTGCTGGATGACGCTGCGGCGGCTGCGGGCGGTGCCAAGGAAGCTTTCGTTGGCCACCCGGTCCTGGTAGTAGCTGAGGATGTCGCCCATCTGCGCGAAGAGCTCGAGCAGGACGTTGCCGAGGTCGGCCTCGTTGGCGTAGCCGCTCCACTCGGGCAGCTTCTGCGGGATCAGCTGGCGCATGGCCGAGAGCAGGCTTGGGTAATCTCGGGCCTGATAGTCGATCACCGGGGTGCCGTCTTGCTGCGTCAGCTCGGTCATGGCGCGCTCTCAGGAGAAGTGGACCTGAAGGGACTGGCGGGTGAGGTCGCTGCGCCGCTGATAGACAACCTCGACGGTGAGCTGTTCGCCTTCCGCGGCGACATCCACACTGGTCACGGCGATCTGATCACCGAGCCAGCGGGTCAGCGCCTGACCCATGGTGAACTCGACCGCCGCGGCGAGCACCGTGTTGTTCGGGTCGAAGACCAAGCTGAACAGGCCGCAGCCGAAGTCAGGAACGTTGACGCGTTCCCCGGGAGCGGTGAACAGGACTTGGATGATCTTCCCGTTGAGGTCGGAATCCTCGTCCGGTGCCAGCTCGATCGCTCCGGCCGAGGAGACCGTGAAGGGAAATCCAGACCCGGGACCCATCATTGAGCGCGGTCAGGAGGCTTTTGCCAAGCACGAGCGGTTCGCTTGCGCTGTCGCTGCCGATGCTCACCCCGGAGTTCCCGATGACCACCGCACCGCCAGGGCCTTTGACGGTAATCCCGGAGGGGCCGTTGACGGTGATCCCGGAGGAGTCCATCACCAGCTTGTTGCCGGAATTCACTCCGTCGGTGACTGTCACCCCCGAGTCGTTCAGTATGACCTTGTGACCTCGCTTGCCGTCCGTGACCCGGATCCCGCTGCCGTCCATCACCAGCAGTAGCTCGCCCGTCGCGTTGTAGAGAAGGACGGATTCCTGGTCGTCGGCATCCTCGAGCTGCAAGGTATGTCCCTTGCGCGTCTTGATGATCTTGCAGGTGGGCGGGTCCTGTGGCTGGGACTGCTCCGCTCCGTCGGGACCGTTCGGTTTGGGCAGCTCGGTTCCTGCGTCCGGCTTGCTCCAGAACATGCCGACCCAGATGGGGAACTCCAGGTCGCCTTCTTCGAACTCGACCCAGACGCCGGCGCCGGGATCGGGGATGAACAGGAATCCCTGATCCGCCGCACCGCCGAACGGAACGCACGCGCTAGCCCAGCCCGTTACCACCTGGTTGCCCAGCACGCTAGGCACGCGCAGCCTCAGCCGCCCGAGCTGGGCGGGATCCTTGTTATCGACCACGAAGCCGCGGTACTTGCCGTAGTAGCGATGCTCTACGCGCTCGGCCAGCCTGGCGACGACATACTCCAGCGTCATCAGCACCTCCTCCTCATAGCGGTCTCATAGCGGGCTCCCGGGCAGCAGCCCGGTGCTGGCGGAGAAGTTTTCCGATCCGGTGGGTGCCAGGGCGTTCCGCTTCACCGTGAACCGCTGGGTGTAGCCGTCAACGGTGAAGGAATGCGTGACGTGCGAGATGTAGTACGTCCCGCTGTGGGTATCGCCCACGCCCTTGATCAGCACGGTGCCGCGCGGTTTGAGTACGTTGCCGTAGCCGTTCGCGTCCACCTCACCCTCGCCAGTGACCAGCCAGCTGCTCCGGTCGTACAGTTCCTGGCAGAGCACGGTCATCTCCGGCAGGCCGGTAGTCACCGCCTGCCCGAGGTAGGCATGGCCGGGTGTCATTCCGTCGGGCAGGAAGCTGTTTATCTGCTTCGCACCGAGCAGTGCTAGCGAGAGCGAGTCCGCGTCCGCTTCGAGCACCTGCTTATTCAGCCGGTCGACCTGGAACATGGTGACGTTAGACGGGGTGAGCGCGTTGACCTCGAGGGCGAACCGGTTGACCGTTGTCTGGTCACCGAACTGCACCGCAAGCACCGGCTGAGGGGTTCCGCCCACGGCAGGAGGCTGGAAGTAGCCGGTGCTGCCGTCGACGAAGCACTCAT